GTAGCTAAATCGTTTAAGTATCTAAAGTCAGACTTGTAGAAGTCATAAGAACCTCTTCTGAAACCAGAGAAACCTAAATTAAGTGCCATATCTTCAGAGTTGTTAAATACTCCGTAAGAAGTACCACCAGCTCCGTAAGAATTCATTGCAGCTAACATATCATCAATAGCTAAAGATGTATTTCTGTTAACAAACATCATGTTTTCTTCAATAGCGCCGTTTTTATCAAACTCAGCTAAAATAGCATCAAACTCAGCTAAATCAGTAGCAGCATTAATACCAGTAACACCAGAAGTCTGGTGACCTCTTGTTTTAATTGCAGAGAATAAACCTTCAGTACCAACTAAACCGTTAGCACCACCTAATATAGTAGAAGCATCAGCAGCTTTTTCAGATTCAATCATACTCATTTCTAAGTAGTCGTTAAATCTTGATCTAGTTTCACCTTCAGCTTTTAAGTACCATAAGTAACCACTCTGTCCATCTTCACCAGAAACCTCAACCCATCCAACTTGAGAAGCATCAGATCCTGAAACTTCATACATGTCTTTTAAGATAATCGGCTTGTTAGTAAACGAAGTGAAGTTAGGCTTGTTAGCTCTTCCACCACCATAAGTAGTTCCTTTTGAATGCTCAGAACCAAAAACTAAAACCCTAAGATCATTGTCAGTATCAGCAAAGTTCATGTCACTTAAATGAGCAGCACCGTAAGGTAAAGCAGTGATAGTTTGATTACCAGCAGCAGCAACAGTTACTAAAGCAGTAACAGTTTGACCACCTCCAGAAATTAATACTTGGTCACCAACACGAATACCGTGATCAGTTGTTCTTGCAACACCATCAATATCATGAGTAATGTTAATTGTACTAGCAGATGCATCTAAACAGTCTGCTTTATAAGATAAATGTAATCTACCTTGTTCTGACCAAATAACTTGATCAGCTGACATAGCTTCTTCAGCCCCAACTTGTGATAAAAAACCAGAGATTGTACGCTTTCCGTAAACCTCAGCTTCTTTTTCCATTAAGTCTGGAAGATATTGCTGTGCCCATCCATTTGACTGGATATCTAAATAATTGTCCGACAGAACTTGCTGCAGCGGTGCAGCTTGAAAAGTCGTTCTTGCAGTAATTGCCATAATTTTGTTTTTTTAAATTTGTTATTTATTTTTAATTTTAAACTTAAAATCATTTGAGTTATTGCCTAATACTTTTACTTTAATACCACCAGCTTCAACTTCACCAAAAGCTTGTCTTGGATTCATGTCAACGTTTTTAGCTTTAGCAATACTTTGCTTTAAAGCATCTGCTTTGCCTTGCTCGTAAAAGTGTTTAGCTACTGCGTCAGCGTTCATTGCTGTAAATAAAGATTTGTGATAGCCCGCCGCGTCTTCTATTTCATCATTTTTATTCAAGAACTTCTTGGTAAAATTAGTAATATCGCTTTGAGTTTCTTTTACTTCATTTGTATTTTTAACGTTAAACCTATACTTTTTATCTCCAACATTATATTCAAAACCTTTAAAG